ATAAATTAATAGATGGATATACACTAGTACCAAATGCAAACTCTCTAGCAATGTAAAATTCATTACCAGCAGTTGATGTTATTCCAGCAGCAGGAGCACTAGGAAGAAGGAATTCAAAAATGTATTGATCAACAATACCAACTACATCATGCTCATTGTTGTAGATATCTTCAGCAGCATTGAGGATTCTAATCTTATCATCTCTTCTTAACTTATGCTTCTCTTTTGTTGTGACAGTTACCCTTACAGCACCAGTACCAGGATCAGGTGCTCCTAGGGTTGCTGTGATGCCTCTGAGTGCCCTTCTGACGTTGTATAAGAAACTATCCCATATTGGGTCAAGACTATCGAAACCAGGTGCTAGAGGGGTTGTAACCTTACTGTCTGGAAGGTAGTACTTACCACCAGATGCTAGTGTAACACCTCTAGTTCCACCATATACCTTTAATTGGATTTCAGACCCATCTACATTACTTGTACCATAAATCTTGTATGCTGCAAAGACTTCTTGCCCTGCATCATGTGCTACATTGAGACTATTCTCTCTAGCACGATTACAACCTAAGAATTGGTTAACTGTTTTGTCAGTATATGTAATAATCTCATCTTCAATCCTAATACGTCCATTTGTCTCTGGCCAACCTAGTGTAGAATCAACAGTAATGGTAGTATCTGTTAATGCACCAGCTAAATCATCAGCAAGAGTTGTTTTATAAGGAGTTACGAAATTTCCAAGTGAATTATTGGTATCTACATCAATTTCAAAAATTGAACCAGTTTGAGTAAAGACTTCAACAACACCTTTAACGTATATACGTGCAGCGGCAATATTTGAATCAGTTGTATCTGCTTCTTGGTATAAAACCTGCCCTACAAGTGCAGATGGGTCTCCAGTAACAGCAACACAACGAATTACTTCCCTAGAAGTGTAATATGCATCAGATGGCTTGAATATTCTGTCTCTTGGATAAGAAACTTCGGAATCTACTCCAAATAATGTTCTTAAAACGAATTGGAAAGACCTAGTAGACCCTTTAGAGGCATAAAAGTCCTTAATTCGCTTAATTACGGTAGATTCAGTAACTCCAGCGTAAAAATTCTTCGGATATGTTGATAAAAGCAGTTCTTTGAACTGTCCCAACATGAAAAGTGGGAAAAGGTTGTTTAAATTGACAACTGTACTGCCAAGAACGTGTTCTGCAGGCTCTGTGTTAGAAAAAACGTACTCACCTACCTGTCCAAGTGCTGTTGTAGCATCAAAACCTCTTGCACATCCATTAAAAAGGGTTGCACCCTTAGATTGGTAGTAAATTATCTCATCATCTATTAAAAGTAGTCCCTCATCAGGGAAATCACGAGTTGAAGTAACGTCAACAGTAGTAGAAGAGCTAGTTACTGTTGAAATTGTTGTTGTTTCGGTAACTAATTCACCATAATTATCAAGATTGTAATAATCTGCCCAATTATTGATTATATCTAAGCAATATCCCTTTAATTCCTGTGATTTATAATAAGCCTTAACGAATTCTATGAACGTAGGATAGCTATCCTGTATAAAACTGGCAAATTGACCAGTAACACTATCAGATAACTGCGATCTAGATTCAGGACTGACCTCCGACGGTACAGGTGTCGTTGTAACTGTCGTAGTCGGAGTAGTCCACGACCCGACTTTCCAGGATGAATTCGATTGAGCCATGCGTCTTTAATTATAGCTGGACTCTGGTACAACTCCCGTACCAGATAGGTTTGAACCGCTACTGATAGTGTCTTCTACAACACTAACTGTCGTATTATCTATACCTAATGTCAAATAGGTTTCTCGTAAAGAAACTAGGTCATTCGATTCTGGAACTGCGGATAGTTGAAGAATGCTACCTGATATTGTTGTAGATGAAATAATCAAGTCATTAATAACAATTTCACCCATTGTGTAGTCAACAGTACCTACGTCAGCAGTACTATATTCAAATGCACCTGTGTCCTTTATGTAATAAAGTCTTAATTTACCTGCTCCATCATCATTGATGAAGTAAGTATTAACTATATCACCAGAAATCTTAAATCCTGAAGAGGAAACCGTAGGTTCTGTCGAGGTTCCTTGGTTGATTCTGTTACCATAACAGATTTTATAGTTGACACGAGCGTTCAAATCAACTAAAACGTTCTTTCTCATCTTGAGACGAGTGATATTAGAAGTAACTGCTCCGTCTGCACCATCAATTATGCTCTGAAGTTTGGAGAATTTGAATTTTCCACCAAATTTGTTGTACTCAGCTCCTGTATTAAGCGCAGTTAGGGTTGCAATGACTGCATTCTTAACTTGTGCTTCAGTTTTACGTGTAATATTAGGATTAAAATACACAAAACTGTTCAAATCGATGTATAATATCGATGGATCAATGATTGAAGGCTGAATCGCAGCAACAGAATACTCTCTAAGTTTCTTTAAAAGGACATTTTTCTCAGAAAGAGATAATTTATCCGCATTTTTCGGTTTGATTGCTAAAAATACCTTACCATATTGAGGTGGAGACGCTTCTTCACCACCATAACACGCAATTGAAGCAACGTTAGGGTAAATTTGAGGAACAATTGCCTCATAATCCTGCGTTGAAACTGCTCTACCAAATGCAGAGTAGAATTTAGGCGCAGAAAACTTAATTCCTTCCTTAGTTTCCGCTGCAGCACCACCTTCAGGACGTGAATTCAGTGTAACAGTGATTCCAGAAGTTAAAGAATTTGCTGAATCATCTAAAAATGATCCAATATTAGTGAAACTGAGCAATCCATTAGCTCCATTTCCACTAGAAGTGGTATAAGTTACCTCAACTACATCACCATTTGATAAATCTTGACCTAATGTACCGTCACCGAACATAATTTCGGGTCTTCCATACTCAGATTCTTCTAGGAAATACACCTTAGAAGTAGAATCTATCTTAGTAATGTCTGTTGCTTGTAGATAACGCTCTACAACGGTACCAGAAGTAACTTCAATCTTCATTGAAGACGTATCTACAGCTTCGTTTGTTAGAATAAAACGTTGTCTTTCAGTAGTATTACGTACAAAAGTGTCTGTTAAGTAAACACCCTCATAAACTATAAGATTTGAGAAGGTTGCAATACCTGTTGTACTGTTTACAGATACAGTAACATCAGATGGAATTGAGAAAACAAAGTTATTATTATCCAATCCTGTGAAATTCAGTACTAATCCTTGTGAAAGTGTAACAGTTTGTGGATATCCTTTTGTAATTACACCCTGTGCATTAGTTGTAACGTTAGTTTGAACTGCAATAGTAACAGTTGCTTGAGCAGAACGTGCAGAGCGAGGTGTGTAACCAAGCATTCTTGCCAATTTAACGACGTTCTCGCGCAATACAGCAGTCTCTAGGAACCCTTCATTGACGGCAAGGTTCGCATTTACACTAGTGTAATAGGTATTATATGCTAAAGTATCAATCAGTACGGTCAATGACGACCCTTCAAAGTCATAGTCACTAAACTCTGATTGTGCTTTTAGATAATTTTTAATTTGTGCCTTGATTTCGTTGAACTCAAGAGCATTGACGGTATTAAATGCCATTATGGTTTCAATGCTACATCTACTGAATCTTGTATTGGAGGTATTCCTAATATCACATATTCAATAGAGACATCCAATTGGTTACGATTCTCTTCCCACTCGGTACGTACATCTATAACTGCAACCCTTGGTTCATGCAAGTTAATTGCATCTACAAGACGGTCAGTTAGTTCACTCTCAATTTCAGGACTAGCATTTTCAAATAATAGACCTGAAATATTACCACCAAAGAAAGGATCAAATGGCTTCTCATAGAAATTATATAAAACAATATTTTTCACTGCAGCCTTAATAGCTGACTCATTAGTCAGGGACAAAACATCGTTTGTCACTGCATTCTTTTCAAAAGTTAAAGAGAAGTCACGAAATGACTTCGATGTAATAGCCATCCTTTACGGAATTAACCTTCTTTATATTTATACCCGTTATTCAGACTTGATAGAAAGTGTACTTCAGAAACAACTCTTCACCCTTCTTAATCTCTCTAATAGTTCTCATATGATATATCTTACCCCACTCTTCTTCTTCAAATACTTTGATGCAGTTAGGATCTTCACTATGATTAACGAACCCTCCTAGAGGTGTTCTCATAATATCATCTTCTACTACAACATGTGATATACCGAGGTACACGTCATCAGGTATATCGCTTAAAGCAAATAAACCCTGTCCTGCGACAGGGCTATCTTTTACGTGTATGCATTTAGGCAATGCTTGGTACATTATCTACCCTGTCCCCTATATCTCTTCTTTGCCTTGTTACGTGAGGTTGCTGAATGCTTTGTATGCATTGAGTGCCCTTGACGGGTCTTCTTAGGTACTGCTGGTACTACGACTTGTGTAC